GCGCATCATGCTTTTTTACCTTTCTTTTTTCCAACCTTGGCATCAAGTTCCTTGACGGCCTCGGTCAGCAACCCAATCATCTTTGACGTGTCGTACTCCATCATCCCATCAGGACGCTTTCTGGTTGATCCCGGCATGACCTTTTCGGCATCTTGCGCAATGATGCTTGAGTCCTCATCGCCGCCGTATTCGTCTTCCCATTCAAACTCAACGCCCTTGAGCCGGCTGACCTTATCAAGAGGATTCTTAATCTTCTTGATGTTCTTTTTCATACGTTCGTCAGACGGGAGGAACGGTGTAATCGCAGACGCAGCCTGTCCAGCAATCTGGAAGTAACTTGGCCGCCCCTGCTGGGTGGTGCTTCCCTGCTGATTGATCGGAGACGCCGCCACCGCACCCTGCCGGATGGCAAGCTGCTGCAGCGGGTAGTTGATGCGGCGCATGAACTCCTGCTGCTGCGCGCTCATCAACTGCTGCGCAAGCTGCTGCTGCGCCGAGCCAATGCCCATCATAGACTGAGCCGCGCCGTAGCGGTTCTGCAGCGCCTGCTGTCCAAGACCGGACAACTGCTGCGCCGCTCCGAGTCGGAACTGCGCACCCTGTAACCCGGCGCCTTGGTTGGCAAGACCGGCCTGCATGGCCTGCTGCGCATTGAACTGCTGCGCGGTGAGACCCATCTGGGCAGCCTGCTGGGCGGCGGCCTGATTGGCCAGCTGCGCCTGCATTCCTTGCCCGACGTTGAACTGCTGCGACTGCTGACGCATCTGCTGCGTCTGCAGATTCGCCGCCTGGTTGGCCTGCTCGGCTGAGAGTCCCATTTGCATGAACCGCTCACGAGCCTGCTGGTTGGCAAGCGCCGCCTGCATTCCTTGTTGCGCATTGAACTGCTGAGCCTGCGAGCCCATCTGCTGCGCTTGCAACTGCGCGGCTTGGTTGGCCTGCTCTGCGGTAAGCCCCATCTGCATAAATCGCTCACGCGCCTGCTGGTTAGCAAGCTGCGCCTGCATCCCCTGCTGCACGTTAAACTGCTGAGCCTGAGTCCCCATCTGCTGGGCCTGAAGCTGTGCGGCCTGATTGGTGCGCGCCGCATCGAGCGAAGCCTGCTGGTTCGCCTGCTCCGCCGTGAGGCCCATGCGCATGTAATCCTGCACGGCCTGCTGGTTGGCCAGCGCAGCCTGCGTGCCTTGCTGCACGTTGAACTGCTGGGCTTGTGACCCAAACTGCTGTGCCTGCAACTGCGCAGCCTGATTGGTTCTTGCTGCATCCAAGGCGGCCTGCTGGTTAGCCTGCTCAGCAGACATCCCCATCTGCATGTACTGCTGGCGAGCCTGTTGGTTCGCCAACTGGGCTTGCATCCCCTGCCCCACGTTAAACTGCTCGGCAGTCAATCCCAACTGCTGGGCCTGTTGGCGCGCAGCCTGATTGGCAAGCTCTGCCTGCTGTGCGCGACCCACATCGGATTCTCGCAACTGCGCGGCCTGCTGGAAGCCGCGTGATCGCTGCTCGGCTACAAACCGATTGCGCTCACGCGCCGCCTCACCTGCCGCGATGCCTTCTTGGATAGCAGCACGAGAGCCGCCGAATGCACGAGCCGCCGTTGCGCGCTGTGCGCGCTGCTGTCTAGCCAGCTCGTCTTGCCGACTAATATCGGAAAGCCCAGCCTCAATGACATCGCGCTGGTACGGGTCCATATACTGACCCAGCGACGCATCGGTGAACTGCGCTGCACGCGCAGTCGGCGCCTGGAACTGTGCGCCAATCTGACCAGCCTGTACGTTTTGCGGACCACCGGCAAGCGATGCACCGATACGCTCTGCGCCAATGTTTGCAGCGCCGAAGGTCGTGCCAATCTGTCCCGTCTGCACTCGCTCAGGACCGGCCCCCAATGCGCCGCCAACACGCTCTGCGCCGATATTCCCGGCGCCAAACTGGGTGCCGATTTGCCCGGCTTGCACGTTCTGCGGCCCGCCTTGCAAGGCGCCGCCAACATTCTGCGCACCGAATTGCGTGCCGATCTGCTGCCCCGTCACACGCTCTGGCCCGCCTCGCAAAGCACCGCCCACGTCGCGTGAGGTAAAGTCAGCGCCGATTTGTCCGGCTTGCACTCGATCTGGCGCAAACTGCGTCTGCACCTGCTCTGCCCTAACCGTCGCGGGCTGGAAGCCAAGCGCCGCCTGAGTGGCTCGAGCGGCCTGCTCAACCTCTGGCACATAGCCGCCCTGCGCGGCAATCGCACGCGTCATCTGCTCGCCCGTCATGTAGTCGCGAGTAAACGGCGCGACCATCGGGCCACGGTACTGCTGGAACGGGATCGCAGCGACCTGCTCGGCTAATTGCAAGTTTTGCAGCGACTCGCCATATATGCGCGGGTCGTAAGAGGTCGATGAGGTCTGTTGACTCTTGGATTTGAACAAATTGCTCACAGTCTTTTCTCCAGTACCACCGCCGTGCGGCGATAGCCTTCAAGCGCCCGCTGCCAGCCGGGGCGGCCCATAATTAACAACGTGTCACACTGAATATGCCTTGCCCAATCTTCAACGACTGGGCGAATGATGGTGTCAATTTCGTTTAAATCGCCGGCACCAATCACTATCGTCAGTTGCTTTAGGCGCGGGAAAATATCTATCGTGGTAATCACGCAGGAATTTTCCGACGACCAAAACTGAAACTCTCCGCTCTTGATGTGGTCAACCACATCCTGATAATTCATCTGCCCATAGCCTTCGACTAGGGCTCGCTCAATCGGCTCCCTAAACTTGGCGACGTGTTCCAGTCCCTCAACGTCTTCTGTGCCGATCATCGCTGGCCACCTGGCACAGCATCAAGACGCATCACGCCCACACGCCAGTCGGTCATGGAGTCTCCTGTCACCTTCATCTCCACCTGTCTGCCGGTAAAGCGTACCGGGGTGTATATGGAGTCTATTGTATAAGTTTTCGTTGTTTCCAACCCGTTTGGCGCAAACTTCGTAATGAACTGCACGCCGACAGAGCCTTGCGTCTTCTCGTCCGCAATGAGCTGCTTCGCGACCATCAAACGATCACCGTCGCCGAATTCAATCGGCCCGGTGCGCGCATACGGCACCGCACCATCATAGGTCACACCGACCTCATGCTCGTAAACGTACCCGTCAACCGACACCATCAGCGGGTAGGTAAAGACACCACGATCCGTGCCGCAGGTTCGCGCCAGTGAGCCAATCGTCCAATGATTCTCACGGTAGTTGTAAGCGATATAAGAGTCCACCTCAGTGTTTGAGGCGCTTGGGTAGAACCACCAAATCTCACCAAATTGGTTGTTGGCGACTGCGTATACCTTTGATCGTTGCGTCTGAGAAAGGTTGCCGACGACGTAATCCAGCACGTCGCACTTGAGCGGGCGCACGAAACCGTCGTATGTGAAGAACCCAGAGGGCGACCACCAATATGCGACAGACTCCACTGCAGCAACGGCCTGTGCGCTAATGACGCCACATCCCGTCGCGATACGCTCAAAGCCGTACACGAACGGCGCGCCTTGGTACTGAGCGGTATGTACGTCAACGTCTGTGAATATAAGATTTACGCCACGAAGGCGCTTTCCGGTTACGATAGAGCCGACCGTCTCAAGCTCAATGTCACCGGCTTGGTTCGTGATCGCCGGCGTCCACATCGTGTTATCTTCTTGGTCCGACCACGCCACCTTTCGTGCGTTGCCGCCGGCCCCCAGAGCAAACACAAAACGCTCTGCCGTAACAAGTACGGCCTTGTTGTCGGTCGGCGCGTTGGTCAGCGCCACCGCGTCGTTCGCCGTGTTGAGCTGCCACTCGTAAATCTTGCCGTCTGCGTTGGAGCAGGCGAGAAGGTACTCGCCCCAGTTATCGAGCGTCCAAGTGGTGGCCGGTGTGACCGTGCCGGTGTCCGCTCGCGGCGTGCCGTAGGCGAATAGCCCGTATGGGCCTCCGCCATAACCGAAGTTCACAACCGCATCAGCGTTGCCAGCGGTGAAGCCGGATGGCGTGATGTCGGTAATCGTGCCGGCCTCGTTCATCGCGTAGAGCTTGCTGTGCGTGCCAATGCCGATCCAACGGGCATTGGCGTTGGTGCGCCACGCGATCAGCCCTCGAGCCTTGCCCGTAAGCTGTCCCGAAGCGCGTTTGCGCCAGCCGCCCACCGGGCGCATGGTGCCTTCGTACCAGCGCACGAGCGAGGCATCTCGCCAGCGGCCCTTGCTCTGGTAGTCGGTGCCGTTGCGATAGACGCCCGGCTGGATATTGATGGGAACTAACGCCAAGGCGTTACTCCTTTGGTGAGGTAAAGAACCAGCCTTTTACGAGACCGATAAGCAAAGCAAGCGCGGCGCCGAGACCGGCGAGCCATTTGATAAAGGCCACCAAATTCTCTGCCGTCTTCCACGCCGTCGCGAGTTGCTTCACATCTGCCTTGAGTTCAGCCATGTCGGACTGCATCAATTCAATGTCTTTTCGCAGCATCGCGAGTTCTACTTCTTGCTCCGACATGGCCCTACTCCGCAGGCTTCTCTTCTGCTTTAGGCATCTGCGCCTCCACCTGCGCCTTCAGTTTCTGCCAGAGCGGGAACCCGCCTTGACTCGTCGGGAGGCTACCCAGCAGATTCACGATGGCGACGGCTTCTTCTAGCGTCATTTCTAACTTTGCTTCGGACATTACTTACTCTCCAATGCGGCAACTTTGGTTTCCAACTGTTCAATACGGGCCATTGCTTCTTGTAGGGCTTTGATGGCGGCAAAATAAATGTCCTTGGTGTAAACCGTCTTTAACGGTTCCTCACCTTCCGGTGTCTCGCCAAACCCATCGCTGTCCACCCACACCGGCTCAACAGATTCCACCTGCTGCGCGATCACACCGACGTTGACATCATCGTGCGTCTGGTCGTTGTACTTGTAGGTAACAATTT